CGAGAGCACGGTCAGGCAGACGGATACGCAGCGTGGAGCCGATTTTGGCACCTTCGACGGCAAAGCTGTCGTCGTACTGGCGGTTGACGTTGCGGGTGAGCACGAGGTTGTTCTCGAGGATTTCGAGAGCCTTCCGCGTGATCATGTCGATAGTAAGAATCGAGTTAGCCATGGTGGTAGTCCCAAATTAACGGTTGCGTTGTGCCTCGTACTTCTTGATCTGCCGCATCCGTTCCGCTTCGATCCATTCCGACGTACTCATCGACTTTGTCGAACGAGGGTCAGTGGTGTCAAACGCGGGCGCGCTGGAAGCGCGGGCTGTGACAGGTGCAATCGGTGCCGGGGCGGTTGAAGTCTTTCTAACCGGCGGGCTTGAGGCCATGCCGGCTTCAAGTTTTCCGATCTCTTTTGCCTGCAAGATGGGCGGCAGCCGGGCAATTCGATCCGCTTCCTTCGGGTTGGAACCGAGCCAATACAGGACATCGGGGCCAATGTCGGAAGCCTGGATGCTTTGCGCCATTGTCTCCGTGACGGACAGGTTGGGGTTGTAGGCGACTTGTTCAAAGTCGTCGTACCGATCCCGCGCTGATTCCTCACGGTCGTGGTAGCCTTCGAGCAATGCCTGCTGCTGCTTGGCGGTTTCCCGCCTTGCCAACAATTCCTCCGCTTTACGTTCGGCCAAAGCCTCTGCGTAATCTTCGTAGGTGTTGAACTGGTCGGCGGTCAGATCAGAAGGCGATGCTGCTGCTTTCTGCGCTTGGGCCATTTCCAGTCGCTGGGCTTGCTCACGCTCCCACTTACGCTGTTCCCTTGCAAGCCGCTTGCCGACGATTGCGTCCAGTTCCTCCTGGGAGAAGGTCTTGGATGCTTCCTGTTCGACAGGCGTTTCCGGCGTCGTGTTTTCTGCGGGCTGGATTGCTGCCGTGGCTTCCAGTTCCGGCGCGGAGGCATCCGCTTCAGTTGGGACATTCTCGTCCATGTATAACCCCTATGGAGTTCCCGGTGAACCTCGCCGGTACGGTTACTGTGTAACTTACACTATACAGTATCTGTGCGCAACGTCACGCCCACACGCGGTGGGGGGCTGCTGGCTGAACGCTGATCGGCGCCAACGCAGCAAGCTGCTCGTCGGTGAAGTCGCCGCGGAGGTTGGTGTGCCAGCCAGGGTAGTCCACAACGATAGGCTCTTTGACCTTGTCGTAGCCCGTCACGCGGCTGAATGACCCGATGTGGTCGAGCGAGACGCCCACCACCGGAAAACCTTCTTCGTCAGTGACGCCCGCAGCGATCAACGCGACAAGCATTTCTTCGTCGGTGGCGGTCATGAGATAGAGGTCGATCATGCTGTGAGCGCCTGTAGCTGTGCGTCGGTGAGACGTGTTGGATAGTAGGTGATGTTGCGAAGGTAGCCGTTTATTGTTGAAGCGCCGGTTTGAAGGCTGCCCATGTTAAGATTGTTGATTCCCGTAGGGAGCGCGCCCGACGTGTCTGTAACAACCGTGCCTCCGTTTGCAGACGCAGCATAATTGTTCACGGCGTAAGCCACTGCCACGGTTGCAGGCGTGCCAAAAACATGGGTTCCTGCTGGGTTAAGAGTTGCAACAACGGAACCGCTGGCAACAATAAAGTTTTCATATAGTGAAGTTGCGCCTACACCCATCTGAGGTAGACGATTGTTGAATGATCCGTCATTTGCAACAAGAGCAACGGCGGTGGGCCGTGAAGTAAACGAAACAATAAACGTCCCTTCGTTGGCGTTATACCACGGCGAGAAGTTTGCCCCCGTTATTGTTGCCACATCGCGCGCGCGGGTGACCGTGGATGCGGCGGTGGGGATAAAACTAGTGGCAAAAGCGCCGGCTTCAAGTTGAGCAAACTGCACCGTGCCGGTAACAGTGCAAGTCAAAACGCCAGCAGTCGCTGTAAATGTAAGTGTACGCCGTGAAGGGTATGCGCCTGTGCCTACAACAACTTGAATTGCAGCCCCTGAAAGCGTTACTGTTCCGGTTCCATAAAATGAAATAGTGTAAGACTGGGCGGTTACCGTAACATTTTGCGTGCTAAGGTTTGTACCCAAAATATCGCTATTTAGCAACAAGTTGACCCGCTGTTCCTCCATTAGCAGACCCAACGGAGCCAGCGTGACCGGGTCAAAGTCAAAACGCGGGGCGTTGATCGCCGCAGACTGAATCAGGCCATTGCTGCCCACGAACGTAGCCGTGGTGGAGCGCGTGAACGTAATCAGATCAGCGAAGGCGTAGTTGGTCAAAGGCATGAGTTAGCTCCAAGCCCAGAAGTTCGGGAAGCCTTGCCCGGCTGGATCGGCGGTGTAGGCGCTATATGTTTGGCCGGTGAAGTTTAGGTTGAGCGTTGATCCATACGGCACGTTGCCACCCACGAAATCCAGGATCAGCGTAGGCTCTCCGCCGTCACGGCGCCCGCCGCCGCCAGCCCCAGACCCTGATGTAAGGGTAGCCGTGGTGACTATGCTTACGGACAAGCCGTTGCGGACGGGGATGCCAAAGCTCATCGAATGTTGATCGGCTTGGCGTAGACGGTGCCAGATACGCCGATTTGCAGCGCGCTGACGCGCCACACACCGCCAGTTCCTTGCGGAACGGTGAAAGGAACCGGGGTAAACGCAGGGATGGGTGTGTCGCTGGACGTGGCGGTCACGCCTTCGCCGACACGCACATACATGTCGGTCGTAGACCACACCAGCACGCCTTGCGGGCCGGCGTTCCAGCCGGTCGTAGACCCTGCGGTGCCGGTATACGCAGCATTCTGTGTACCGAACCCAGCGTCATTCAAAGGGCGAAGCAGTTCCATATCCGTTCCTTACGCCAGAAATTTGAGCTTATACAACGAGGTGTAATACAACCCGAAAATTTCGTCGATAATGTTCTGGAGCGGGGTACACTCCTTATCGACGACCTTATAGCGCATTTGCTCAAGGTCTTCTAGCTGGCCTTCGAGGAACTCGACCACGTTGTTGGTCTTTTTGGCCGACATCAGCGAGATAGGCCCGATCAGGCCGTACTTGCCTTGGTAGGCTTCGGCAAACTTGTCTGCCAGGTCGATGATGCCGTCGTAGAACTCGTTCAGCGCGACGTGCTTGGCATAGCTGCGCGTGTTCAGGTGGGCGGAATGGGTCACATCCCGCGCCAAAAACAGCATCCCTACAAAGTCCGCGCACTTCATTCCATCATTCCTTCAGGCGGCATTTCGGGCTGCATCTCGGGCATTTCCGGCTGCATCTCTGGCTGCTCCATGTCGGGCATCTCGCGCATCTGCGGCGCCCCGCCAATCAGGTCACCGGTGTCCAGCGCCGCGGCGATTGTACCCATGACGATGTCCTGAATCTGCTCTGGCGTCATGCTCTGCTGCACGGCGCTGATCCGCTTTGTCTCGGCGTCGTAAGCGTCCACTTGGGCCTTGTATTCCTTGATGTCCACCTCGCGCTGGGCGACGCTGTCCTGCACGTTGGCGATGATGTCCGTCATGCGGTTTAGTTCTTGCGTCATGGCTTCCATCTGCTGCTGGGCTGCCATCATCTCAGGCGACTGATCGCCTTCCGCCAGAACCTTCGGGTCAAGAATTTTCTTGAACCGCGCTGCCATTTCCTGCGCGCCGGGCCAGTCCATGTTTTTGATAAACAGATCGCCCGCCACAGTCCAAAGCTGCGGGTTGGATTGCAGGATCATTGACATGGCGTCCAAGGCTTCCTGACGCTTGGTCATGTAACCTGGGCCGGTCGTGACCATCACGTCGTAGGTGCCGATGCTGGGGTTGTAGACCTTCTCGATCATCGCGCCCATCTGGTCGCGAATTTCCTTGACCGGTTCCGGCTGCGACGGGTTGAACTTGACCATGCTGACTTCGCCGTCAACGCCGATGATGCGGGCGATGCGCTGCGTGTCGTAAATCTTCGGGATCATGTCCACGATCTGCCGGGTGATGTGGCGGATCGCGCGGGCCAAGTTGTCCACGTAGTGGTACGTGCCAACGTCGCCCTGCTTCTCGCGGGCGAGGATGGCCTTACCGGAGCGTTCGTTGCCCTGCATCCCAAGGCTGGCGTCGTACTGGCCGGTGGTTCCCTTGATGTCGTCAGCAGCCCCCATCTTGGCCTGGATCAAGCCGGTCTGGGGCAACGGAGGCGGCGCGCGCTGGGGCAGGGGGAGGACAGCCCCGGCACCGTCCGTCACGTCGGGATTGACCTCCAGATACGGCCAATTGGTCGTATTGGCAGTCTTCCACTGCATTTCGTAACCTTCGAACTGGCCGCCATAGCCAATGAAGGGGGCCTTGGGCGCCAGCGCCAGCATCTCGGCTTCTTGGCTCGTCCAGTAGTTGTACATCCGCTGGGCGTCCTTGGCGTTCCGCACAAGGCCGCTGATGTACATCTGGCCTTCAACTTCCCACTCGTTGCCGATGACGCGCACGACCGGAATCCATTTGCCGGCCCACTCGCGCTCTTGCAGCACGTCGTAGCCGTTGGTCTTCATCCACATGACCTTCTTGCGGTCAACTTCGCGGCTGCGGATCGGCTTGCCAAACATGGCCATAAGCTGCTTGTCCTGCGGCGTGCCGCGGTAGGCAGTCTGGTTGTCCGGGTACAGGTGCAGCGTGGCTTTTTCGTATTTGTTGTAGAAATACTCCGCGATGCGGATCGTGTCTTCTTGCAGCCACGCCGAAAGGCCCTGATCGCCCACACCCTGGCTGTACAGCGTGCTGATCGGCGTTGCGTCCGGGAACTCCCGCTCATATTCTTCTTTGAGGATGTCTTCGGTGATGAAGCACCACTCAGCGTCGGCGCCGCACGGGTCTTGGATCGTCGGGTCCATGTAGACGCTGAACGAGTTGCGGACGCGCCCGATGCGGATGTCCTGATCGAACGTCTCGTCGTTGCAGTATTCCGTCAGCAGGCGGATGTAGCCCTCGCCGTAGGTCACCTGGTTGTCGCAGGCGGTGTCGTAGGCCACGTCGGCGTCGGACATATACTCAATGTGCCGCACCACGCCGTTGAAAATCTCAGCGACCTGTACGTCGGCGTTGTCGTCCGCGGGGATGACCTTGCCGCTGGGCCGGTTCTGGCGCTGCTCGTTGGTCACCTGACGGACGTGCTGCGGCAGCTTGTTGATGGTCAGGCACGGACGGGCGTTGATCGTCTGGCCCTGCACGCTGCCTCGGGTGGCCAGCACGTCGGCGGGCCACTGCCACTGGTTGTCAGGGCTGCCGGCCATGAACCGCAGATCGTCCAGTTCATCTTCGCGGCTGTCCGAGTACGCCGACTGCGCCATCTTCAGGCGGTGGCGCATGGTCGCCATCTTGTCTTCGTCGCGCGCAGGCACCTTCTCAGGGTTTGACCCCACGTTGGCGACTTTACCCGCCGCTACCATGCCTGTGGGGTCGGCCATATGCTTACTTCTTACCCTTTTTGGCCGCTTCGCGCTTGACGCTGTAAGCAATGGCTACAGCCTGTTTGACTGGCTTGCCAGCCTTCACTTCCGCCTTGATGTTCTTGCGGAACGCCTCTTTGCCGGCAGATTTGGATAAAGGCATCTTATTTGCCCTTCTTCATGGGCGTCTCACGCATCCGCGTGGTGATGCTGATGATGTCCTTGCCGCCCGGCATGGGCTTACGCGCCAGCGGGATCGCGTCCATTTCGGCCTTCGGCTTGGGCATTTTCAGGCCCATCGGCATCTTGGCGGGGGTCATGCGGCGCATTATTTGCCCTTTTTCGCTGTTTTGGCGCTATTTTTGAAGTCTTTGGCTGTCGGGGCGCCCTTTTCCCCCGCTTTACGCATTTTTTCGCCAGAACCAGCGGCAATCCGCTCCTTCTTGGCGTTGATGTTCGCATACAGACCTGGCTTCTTCATGAGCATTTCCACCGTTTAAGGCTGGCTTTGGCACGTTCGCCATCCTTAGCCTTAGCTGCAACCGCGCCCATACGCGCGCAAAAACTGGCCTTACGCCCTGCGTCCGCCTTTGTCTTGGGGTTGGGCGCCGGCGGCTTCAGGTTCGACCCCGTCTCGCGGTTGTACTTCTCGCGGCCCTTGGCCGTCAGTCCCGCACCCTTGGCCGCGGAGAGTTTTTCCCCACGGCCCACGGCCAGCGAAACAGACTTTTTCTTGTCGGCCATTGCGTTAACTG